GGTTTCTTTGTCTTAAGAATGCCTATCCAAATGCAGCTTTCTATGCTTATGGTGACGTCCTTCAGATTGGATTCAGAAACAGAAGCAAGAGAACTGTTGCAGCAGCTCTTTGGCCAGTCGAATACAATTGCCTGGTTTCGAGAAGACTCCCCTTGGATTGCATGAATCGACGCGTCAATTTCGGCTATCCAATTGATTGCACCACCATCACTGACATCCCCGGCGAAACAGTTTTCTCATGTGTTCCCGACGTCTTTGCACACGTGAGGAGTATAACCATTGGTTCAAGCGTCCACGTTATGTGCCTATACCAGGAAGACAAGAAGGAACTTCTGAACATATTACCAGAAAACAAAGTCACCACTTGTGATGAAGGTCAAGGAGTTTCAGTGGATGAAGTTTTATTCGTCATTCCTCTAAGAGCAGCCAATCTACATCTCGAGAAATGCTATTTGAATGTTGGCGACACAAGACACAAGAAGAAGATCACTATTGTCACCGACATCGAATCTTTAACGAGCCTCTTCAATCCTCCTCCTCCAATCTCATCCAGCACCACAGCCCCTGATGACACCATTCCTCCCTTCACCCCAACAGTTTTACCTCCACCAATTCTGAAGCCAGTCCTGTCGCCAGTCAACAACCCAACTCCTGTGTCTGAGCCTCCACCATTAGTTTCACTTCCAATTGTTCCTAGTCCGGTCATTTTCATTCCTCTAGATGATTTCTTAATCATACCTCATTGCTTCCCAATCGAAAGTCCCCTCTTGAACTTGTTGGAAAACACTATCACTGATGTTGCTAATACCAACAGAATTGATGATTGTTACACCATCGATTATGAAAGCGAGGTTGTTAAGCACGTCAGAAGGAAACTCGATTTTGCGAAGACTGCGCCAATAACTTTGCCCACAGCCAACTTCGTTGAGATAATACACGATTCTGAGTGCTCCGAAGATGATCTTGATGTAGATGATTACGAACTCATATTTGAAGAAACTTTCGGTTCGACGTCCTCATTCGTTCTTGAGCATAGCCACCTCCATGAGATGAAGCACATTGGAATCAATCCAACGTTCCCAAAGATCCTCTATTTCGTGAGCCCATCACTTTCCGCAATCGAGTTTGACAAGTCCGCATACTCAGAGTTCAGAAGGTCTGTCAAACCGATGAAATCATCAGGCTTCTCAAGGATCGAGAGTTTTGCTACTGGTTCTGCCTACAACCACGAGTACGATTACAAAACTTCCCCAGCAGCAACCGGCATTGACAACTATCATGTTCCAGTAGTCGGCACTTTGGAAGGAAAATTTGTTGAGCGTGATGGCAAAGGTGAAGCAATCATAAACATCCC